ATGTTTTCTGCAATACCTACACCAAAGAATGAGTATGGGTTTAGCTCATACGGCACAGCGTAGTAAGGTATACGTGCTGGTTTAAATGGGTTAAGAACTAAACGTAATACTTTGCCATTACATATCCAAGCATTTACACTTAGTTGCTCTGAGTCCTGTAAGTCTTTTGGTATTACGACACCATGCTCCTCTAGTATAGCTGTGTCTACATAACCCCAGAACTCTAAGACTTCGTATCTGTATGGAGCGTTGCTGTACTGTGCATCGTCCTCCATGTCTTGTTCCCAGTATTTCTTTTCGTAGGACTCGCCTAAGTCTATCGCCTCGTTTATAGATTCTTCTCTGAAAAAAGGTCTAGACTTTAAGCCACGCATTTGTGAGCGTGTCATGCGGTGGCGCTCTACTATGTACTCTGCTTCGTCCATGTTGTATGCATCTGGATCAGGATAGAAGTTCCAAATAGATACGTGACTTGTAGATGGTACTGTCTTTACTGTCGGGTCATACTCACCGTCTTCATTCCAGTTAGGATACTCTTTGTCTATAGCAAACGGACCTTTCATAATCCCTGTGCCAAACAACGCCATCTCAAACGAAGTGTGGCGCAGTTGTTTATTAGCGCCACTTTCTTCTAACTGATCATGTATTTTCTTTTCCATCTTCTTAGCTGCAATCATAGCAGGATGGAAAGTAACTGTGTCTTGTGTTGTGCCTGGGCCTTCTATTATCTTATCTGAAGCATACTCTAGGGTGTCCTCTATTGGACCCATGCGCTTCATACGATCATACATAGTTTCGCCAGGTTTTAGTTTTTCGTCAGGATCAAACAGTAATGTAACTGGGGGTTTCTTACCAAAGGCATCCTCTAACTGATCTTGTGCTTGTTCAGTCTGAGGGTTGATGCTGATGTGCATAGACTCAGCCACACCTTCTGGTAGTGTTGTAGGATTAACTGTGAGGGGAAAACGAGAGCTACCAAATAAAACATCTACAATCTGACCGTAGGCAGCTAGTGTTTTAGTTTTAGTAACCTTAATAAATACACGAGACTTTTCAGTTTCAGTAAACTGTACGTCTGTATTGTACAAGCCACGATAGTTTCTATAGGCACGTAGCCACCTATTCTCATCTGCAAATCTAGCGTCTTCTGCTCTTTTAAACTTAGAAGTAACGAAAGCGACAACACCTTGTGCATCTAGATCGTCTGTTTCTTGGATGACAGATACTTCGTCTGTCTCAAATAGTTCGCCTTGTTCGTTTTCTGTAGCCATATTATTTAATATCCGAATGTTGGGTCAGATGCTTGAAAGCCTGTCCTGTGTGACATGGGGTTATAATCCCATAAAGAACTACGTGGTCTTGTCATTATACCATACCTAAGAGCGTCATACAAGTGATCTTCTGCGTTTGTATCTACGTCTTCAGGGTTCTTCTTGTCTAGAGGTATGCCAGGTAGTTGAGCTATCATATTGTTGCAAGTAGAGAAGAACACTAGTCTTGGCTCCTCAGTAAACTCGTCTACTTGCAAACGGCGGTGAAGCTCGTTTTTACCTGCCACCCTTGAACCTTTTGATCTATCAGATGGCCTCCAACGCAAGCCTTTCTGATTCATCTGTTCAGCCAAAGAAGGGCCAGTGTCTCCACGTTTATGCCACAGGGAGCTATCCAACACACCGTACCTGATATTGTCATCTTGTTCTGCATCTAATATCATATCCGCTAAATCTGTTGCCGTAACTCTTGAACAGTATAACTCTCTGTATACTATTAGCTGTTCGCTTGGACTTACTGCCAACCAAACAACTCCTGTGTAACTTCCGTAGCCGTAGTCACATGCCCTGAACTTTGCCCAGTTCTTAGGTATGTCGTAAGGCTCGACTACGTGTATCTTTCTGTTAAACTCAGGGAATGCTGCTCCCTCGTTTACATCCCAGTTCCCTTCTAGTAGTTGCTTTCTTTGATGCTCTGGGAGCGATAGAAGCATGGCTTCGTAGTCACCACTCTCAGCTAAATAAGGATTATCAAAGAGACTAGCAGGTATGAACCTTCGTTTGAATAGGGGTTGACCAGCTTTGCTATGCCCTTGTGGAAACTTCAGAACCTCACTAGTCTCTATGTCCGTTGCCCAGAATGGCGTATTAGGCTTTGCTGGGTCAATGAACATCTTCTTAACCCAAGAGTGACCTGGACCACCTGGGTTTGTAGTTGCTCTCATGTACAGACCTAAGTCTTTGTTAGCACTACGTAGTCGGGATCTCATGTAGTTCCACGAGTAAGGACTGTTCCATTGTGTCAACTCGTCGAATGCTACGTAATTAAACGCCTGACCTTGATAGCGCATTACGTCTGTATCTCTATCCAAGTACGACATCCAAAGTGTGCCGCCTCTTGGTGTAGTCCATTGCGACTTACGCTCAGACCACTTTATGTTAGGTATTGCTTTAGGGTATAGCTCTTGGCTTTTCTGTATAAGTTCCCTAAGTTCTTCTGTTGTATGTCGTACAAGTAGTCCACTAAAGTCTGGACTATTTAAGTTTCGTAACGGATCAGCTAGTGTCGCATAGCTCTTTCCGCCTCCGGCTGCCCCACCATATAGTACCTCACGCTCAGAAGACGCTAGATATTGTGTTTGTGGACCAGGATTAGGTTGAAACACAACACTTTGTGCATACTCAACATCAAACTCTGGTGGTTTTGCTTGCGCTGGTGCAGCTTCAATCTTCTTCGTAGGTGTAGGAGCCGGGTCTTTCTTTTTCGAGGATTTCAATTTGGCGTAACGTTTTTTCGAGCCGCTTGGCATACTGGCGTTTAATCGCAGTAATCCTCTTTCGCTTTCTTTCGACATCTAACCTTTTCTTTAACCCATCGTGTGTTATGCTTCTGCCTGACTGTGTAGTTAGCCACGCAGCTACCTGTCTCAAACTATATTGCTTTACGTGTTTCTTTGCAAGCTCTAGTAGTTCTAACTGTTCTGGGATAGGGTTTAACCAATCCTCATCCTCTGGGTCTACCTCATATCCGAAAGGAATATTCTTACTTACTTTTGGAATCCTTTGCCACAGCTTTACCTTAAACGGTACTTTGGGCAGTGTCCAGTATTCATATTGTAAAGGTCTTTCACTCGTCAGATTCTGCATTGGTATCCTCTTTAGGTGGTAAGATAAACAAACCTCCTGTAGACTCCACTGATACTTTCTCTGTTTTTACGACACCTGCACGATCAAGTATCTGACCTGCAGCCATTAGTGTTTCTTTTATTCCTAGCTGGGTAGGATCGTCCAAAGCCCTACCATAAGCGACTGCAGCTTTGGGTCCAATCCTTGACATGTACGTTTTAGTAGCGTCAAATATCTCATCCTTCAATCCCTCCACTATAGATGTAGTGGGTGTGTTGTTACTGTATCCTGCTAACTTCTTAGCTGTAACAACATCCCCACCTGCTTCTTCAAATAGAACTTCTAGGAACTTAGTTTGTTTCTCATTTAAAGTTCTTGTCATTTTACTTTCCTGTAGGCTCTGGTTTTTTTTGCGATCTTCTTAGGTTGAGCCACATGCTGCTTACCTGCCTTAGTGCCTTTTCGCTTTGCTCTGGTTGTAGCGGCGTACTCAGCAGGGCTAAGAGACTTAATAGCCGCACTAGGTAAATAACGCTCACCAGTTTTAGCGCTAGGCTTCCCACTTTTAGTTCGCCATTTTTGTTTTGTCCATGACTTTAAACTTTTTTGAGACTTCTTGAGTGCCATATCACGCTTTCATTCCGCAGTCACATCCGCACTTTCCATTACATAGGCATCTCCAATTAAAGATTGCTCTAAATAATCTTTTAAAGTAACGCTTCATCTGTACCCTCCACCTTTTGTTTTGTATTGCTTTGCAAGCATCTGTGCTTTCCTGGCGCTCCACTGTCCAGGTTTTCCACCTTTGCTGCCAGCTTTAATGGAAGAAAACAAACGCTTACGCATAGTAGGCTTAGTATAATTACCTGCCTTGTTAACGGTTGACTTTTTGGTTGATTTCGCCACGAGTAATACCTATATCCCTTAACTGTTGATCGGTCATACTTGTCAACTGCCAGTGAGCTACTCTTCGCTCTTGGTGTTCTATTATCTTGTTGTTTGCTCTCTTTAGCACGTCTAGTAATCTTGTCCACATAAACTATCCTTTCTTACATTAGTGTGTACAAAGAATAGTTTTACATATATGTGGACAAAATTAAATAGACATTATTGCATAACCGTTATGCTGTTACTCCAACTTAGGTAAATGGAGTTGCTGCAGTACCGTCACCGAATAGGTGTCCTGTTACTACCCACTTAGAATCAGTGATACATGTGTACTTAATCATACCACCAATAAAACGTCCTTTAGTATCACCGTCAGCTACAAGCTGGTGATCTGCTGCGGCAGGACAAGCAAACGCTAGTGTGTCAATGTTTTCGTTCAGTGC